GTGCTCAATCTCAGGAACGTTAAAGCCAGTATGGTCCCATTGCTTATGTGATGCTTCGTAAAGTCGAGTCATTTCCAGTAACTCCTATGTTCCCTATTTTGCCACAAGTTCAAAAGCTTTGTCTAGCGTGAAGCCCTCAGGTAGTTTTCCGACTCTAATCCAGTCATACATAACTTTCTGAGCATAATCGGCTCCATGATCACGACAAAAATTACTTAGTGATTTCGAAAGGTTAAGTACCGGATCAACAGGAATTTCTTCCAGTGGTTCAGCATCTTCCTCAGTGATAGTTTCGGTCGGTTCTTGTGTAAGTCCGCTTCGAACGAAAGAAATAACTTCAGAAAGATCAGTTTCTTTTACGATTTTTTTAAGATCTTCAAGAGTCATACCCTTAACTTTAGTCTCAAGATCTTCACGAGAAGTCTCTTTGTCAGTCAAGAGTAGATTCGTAAGAGCGATACTCTGAAGCGAGTCTTCGAGTACTACCAAAGTTTCCTGATGAGAATCCTCGGAAGCTGTATGGTCAGAAAGAACAGCTTGGTATTCAGAACGAAGAATACGAAGAGTGTCCTGCGTCTCTATAGACCCTGATTTAAACTCATCAAGTTCTACGGCAAGAGACTCGCAGTTATCGCACTTACGCTCAGCCTTTAGTCCTCGATCAACCATCAGCTTTTCTACAGAAAGAAGAGTTTCACTAATAACTTCATCAGAAGCATCTTTCAAATGCGTTGCAACGGAAGTACCAGACTCGTCGGTTGAATCCTGCTCATCCTTAGCAGTCGAGCAACCCAAAGCCTTACCCTTCTTCTCTATACAGTCCATAATACTGTCTTTGCTGCCGGGTCCTTTATAACGACCAAGAAGACGCTTCGCAGCAGTATAGTGAGCGCAGTCGTTTACTGGGAAAGACCGGTTAGGTCCACAGAAAGTACTACCAGCCAGGGACTTACGCTTTTTAGTGGAAAGCTTTGCGTCAGAATCTTCCTCAGTAAGAAGTTCTTCCATCGCCTCGAAAAGAGCATCGCACATAAACCCAGTCAGATTGTCACGATCCTCAAAAAGACACTTAAGAGCCTCTTCAATAGTAACCTTTGGATCGGAATCTACCGCAGCTCCTTCTGGCGACGAATCAAATGATGGTTCGTCAACATTAGAGTCTTCAGAATCCTCATCCTTCTCTTCGGGAAGAGTTTCGGAATCAACCTCTGGCTCTGGATCAGTAGTAGGGACTTCCTCAGTACCTTCTGGTTCCTGAGAATCCTGCTCCTTAGGAGCGTCACTATTGGTTTTATCTTTCTGAGCCATTTCGGTCTCCTCATCTAGCGAGTCAACAAGTTGGAACGATAGCGTCGTCTGCATACTTCTGTCAAGTATACTAGAATCATAAGCTTTCTGATCAAACTGAGTTTGCTCAGCCGGCACACCCTCTATTGGTTGAGTATCAACACCCATAGCATGTTTATCAGCAGGGGTATTTACGTAAGAAACTTCTGCATAGTCAGTATCTCCAACGATGAGATACATCGTACGGTCAGACTCTTCATCTGTCTCGCCACGTTCGTGATCACAAGGTCCTTTAGAAGAACCCCAGTCTTGACCACATAGGCTACAAAAAGCTTGCTTGGGACGCTGGGTAATAGAAACTCCCTGATATCTACCATCAAGAATTTTCTCTACAGCGTCAGCGTCAGTAACGATACCGTCAAGAAGAAGCTCTCCAACTCCTCGCCAGTCAGCTTGACCGAGAACCTGAGAGTCTTCAAGAGCTCTTGCGATTTCAACAACGTTATCTCTGGTTAACTTAACGCCATCACTAAAAAGACGAAGAGCATCGGACTGACCCTCAGAAACATCGGCTTCATCATAACCTGCGTATCGAGCACCAATCACTCGACCAATAGGATCGGCATGATCATCATGATGTACCTGAATGGGCTGTCTCTGTGGCCAAACCCAAGTATGACAGGAGTCTTTCATCCCGCGCGGGGAGTACATGACTTTGTTCCCGTTTACCATCCCGGCATGGGAAGCTGCGAACGTAACCTTTAGCCCTCTACCACTTTTAGCAGCTTCGCGAACTTCGGGATCACTAGAGGACCCACCCGCCCGACCAGCAGAAGGAGTAAAGGAAAAAAAGTCTTTAAGTTCCAATCTCATGTTAAGCCTATCCTTCCGCCGCAATTACTCGACAATCGCAAAGTGGATGAAACGGCGGGATCTTCGCTTCCCCAAGTTTATCATTCCACTTTATTGTGGTCAATTTAGGGAAACATATCTCACAGGAGTCTCCAGTTGCTATAACTTCCATATCCACTTTATTTCTTACAAGCAATCGGTATGTAGAAATATTTCTTGCGTAAGACAATTCAGTATCAAGAATCAACACTGCTCTGTAAGATAGCGCAGAGAATACCACATTAGGAGACAAAGTCTCGTCCTTGAGATTTCTAATAACTTCATCTCGAAGCTTTCGGATATATCTTTGAGCCCTATCCTCCATATATTTAATTAGTCCATGCACTCTTTCTGGGTCAGGATAATTCTTCCGGATGGCGCTTCTCAGCATTGGGAGAAACTCACTAAGAGCCATATTGTAAGAGGTTTTAATATCGCTTACAGCAAGAGTCATTTTCATATCGCCACGAGAGTGACGAGCTTGAAGCTCTGCTGCAATCGCATTATGCCAAGCAAGTACAGGGTTGACCTGTTGCTTTTTAGAAGTTGAATAGGCATCCCTGAGTAAGGTATCTTTATTTAGTTTAGCGCTTCCCCTACTACCATTCTGATTAGACGGATTATTCTTGTTACTGACAGCTTTATTTCCAGAGGCTGGAGCGTTAGGATCCTTAGCTCCCTTACCTGAAAGTTCATCAACAGAACCGATAAGAGCTTCATCGCGACCAAACTTATACCACCAGAGTTCCTTCTCTTCTTCAGGAGTAAGAGGTTCTCGCCCAATACCAAGACGCATCTCTGGATAAGCGATAGCATTCTTGTGGAATAGATCAACGTAGTGGTTTGCTTCAGACTGCTTTGCTTCCTTATCAATTTCTGAAAACTTAATAGAGACTAGGTTCTCAGGATTCAATACTGTATCCGGAGAAAAAGTAGACTCAAGCAAAAGCTCCTCAATCACAGGTTGAAGGAGTCGCTCGATCGTAATCTGATGTAGCTTTACGGTATCAACAAGGCTTCGAGACAAAGTCTGAGCTGTACTTCTAGAGGAGGTATTTCCTATACCAACATCTATAGAAGAGACATCTAGCCCAGCAAGCAGTCTTTCTCTGAAATGCTGAAGATACGTCTCAACTCTAAGAGCTTTATTCTCCGCGCCAATAGCAGAAACATCATATCTCTCTGATACAACAAGAGAACCTTCCGTAGGCATATTAGCCACAGCGTCTTGAACGACTTCGATCTCGGTTGTTCCATCAGAAAAGGTTTGTGCTGGTCTCTGTTCGGTACCAACTTTCCAAAGAACGATGGGGAAGAGATGCTTGTGAATTAGGATATCGATATTGTGCTCAAGACTTCTAAGAGCCCTAATGTCATCAATAACAGGAACAAGGCTTGGTACGCCAAGAGCGTAGCCAGCTTTCTTGTTGGTATAGAAGTGAGTAATATCATCAATAGAGAAGATCTTTTCTACACCACCAATAACTTGCTTCCACCGAACAATATTGCCAGAGTTATCTATCTCTGGAATCATTGTTTCTGGAGGCAAACGAAAATACCCAGCAACTGGCTTGAGAGATCGATTTCCAACTTTCCTTACTTTCCCGCCAGAAGCAGGAGTATTCCTTACCTTTACCCAATAAGCATTTGAGTGAACAAGGAGATCTCTACAGGTATGAAGAAGCAGAATGTCGAAAGGAATATTAGAGGTTCGTTCAATCTGACGAATTCTAGCTCTAACATACTCAACTCTATCGTCATTCGTTCCTACGAAATCAAACCCTTCCCTTAGAAAGAGAGCAAGTTTTGCTCTGGTCGCCCGCGCGAAATAGGATTCGATATCATAAAGAATCTCTACTTCCGCATGATCATATTGGGGAGGAACCCACTCCTTAGTTCCAGACCAAGCGTTAAAGTATGTTAGACCCCTAGACCCAACCATCTTCCCAGGAGAAGGATCCTTCGGCATGCCTGGAACAAGTCTTTGATCGGAGTAAGGAGCATGTGGAATAATTTGAAGATGACTAGGAGAGGCACTTTGAAGATTTACTCTCTCCTTACGTCCAAACCAAGAATACATCGTATTAAGCCAACCCATGAGCTACTAAACCTCTTGTTCAAGCTGACGAATCCAATGATTAACCTGATCAGCCTCATCAGTCGTAATCTTCTTCAGACAAGAAGCGATAGGTTTACGAACTACAACATTAGAGAGATCCTGACTTCTGTTATCAGGCCACCTAGTATCAGTTATAATTCCTCTATCAACAGCCTCTTGGGCAGAAGTAGTATCAGGGACTCTTCTGGTTAGTATGGTACCATCATCAACAGTGATCTCCACAGATTCTGAAGGGTGTTGCCTATGTCGCAATACATTA